CGGACATGCGACATGGGGGTACCGAAGTCGAGATTGAAAGTCCAGTTAGTGGAGCCACGATAGGCGACGAAGGCCGGGGCCACCCAATTGAGCGGGTGAGGTTGCGTGAAGTTGAACGGGAAGTTACTTGCTGTGACCACGAGCCCTTTCGCTGAGTTCTGCCCATAGGGATCAAAGCCGTACATAGGTGGAAGTTTCGTGAAGATCTTCTGCCAAATGCACAGGTTGTTCGTGTTAGAGGACCCCCCTACGTGGTCCAGGTTCACCATCGTGTAGCGCCGCAGCAATTGCCGCAGGCTAAGCACGCGTTCACCAAAGTGGACCAGGTTGCGCTGCTCGTTGACGTTGGGTGTGCCGGTTCCTGCAATGGTCGCTACCGACGGCGACTCTGCACTTTGGACTTGGAACATGCTTGCGGAGTTCAAGAGATCCCTCGGGTTAGCAAGTTCAAAATTGTCTGCTGCGCGCACATGCACAAGGATGCTGACTGAAGAACTAGCAACAGGAGAGGTAAGCACAGTTTGCACGCGCACGGTGATCACGCCGTTGTTGAGGGTGGGTTGACCGCTGAAACTAGGCGACGAAGACGTGGACCACCAGGTCGGTGCTGTGACGTAGTTCTGGTTGAGGAGGAACGGATAAGCTTGCTGGTAAGGAATCCTCAGCTCGATCTCGTTCGTATCGCCCAGATCTACAACCTCGGTGAAAACAACATTGGATGAGTTCGCATCTGTGTAGATGTTCTCTGAATTGGACCCCGAGGGGTCGAAAGAGATGCGAAGTCGACCTTTATGGTACACCGATGCGATCACCTTGAACTTGAAGATGATGTCTCCACGCCAGTGCAAGAACATGGAAGAAAGCCACGCCATGGGCGTTTGGTAGTACGTCAAGGTCGTCGCTTGTGCCGTCTGGTCTTGCAGCATGGGACACACTGCTGAAGCGAAAAGGATGGTATCGACTGCACTACTTGAAGCCCACGTAGCCGTACAGAGGTAGGAGTCGCGCTGGGCCAGTTCTGAAATGGCCATCTCGTCTGTCGCTTTGAGTCCGATGGCGGTGGGATCGATCGTCAATTCATTCTTGGCGTCGAGTGTGAGCTTCTCAATGGGAAATCCAATCTCTGTGGAAGCCATCTTGGGGAAGGGTTCAGGGCGGTAGGGTTGCGTGTCTGCTATGACTGGGACGTTCGTGAAGCCGAATAGTTTTGCTATACTTGAAACGGCGGACGCTCCCATCTGTGTAGCAGTCGCGAAACGCCCGATGACAGGGATGTTTGTGAAGTATCCCGCGGCGGATGCGATGGCAGAAGCAACGGATGAAACTGGTCCTGTTCCATACTCGTCACCCTGCACCTCCAAAGACTGGGTCGCCAAGCCTACCGATGGGCCTGACAACTTGACATCTTCTGCCCACGCGTACACTGCGATGGACACACCGTCTCCTGTGACACCGTTTGCGGATTGTAACGCGGTGTAATTTAGGAAGGTGAGTTGACCCATGTTGGTCATGTCCGATGCAGATTGCGCGTTCAACCAGTTCTTGTAGTAGAAAAACGGAAGCTCCATCTCAGCGCCCTGGTTGTGCTGCGGCGAGAGCCACAGGCAAGGGCGCTGTGAATACGGGATAAGCTGTTGGGTTCCTGTTGACGCGATGATGGTCGATGGGGTTAGTGCAGGCAGTGGTTGGTAACCGCAGTACATAGAACCATAGTAAAAGGGCGATGCATTGATAAGGATCTTGATCTTCA